GAAGATATTACCATAGAATAGTGGTACTTGATAAGAAGACATTACAACTAAAGGAGTACAGTGATGATTTTGTATTCTGTAAGGAAAGCATTGAATTCTGTATAGGGTTTGCTTATAAAGACGGTAATTTCTATTTCTGGTTCTCACAGTTTGATAGAAATCCAATGTGGTTGTCTGTCAGAGGACTTAAAGAAACCATTGCGTTCCAGACCCTAAACAAATAATCAAAATAAATAATAAATGGGAAGTAATAAAAAGTGTCATTGTGGTATTTGTAATAAGTATCTACGACGGAAATCATTAGGGGTACATTTCAAGTCCCACGCAAAAAAGCACATCCGACAAGATGAAAACGCAAGAAATCGTACAGAACCATTCATTACATTAAATAACGGTTCTACAGATTTTCTCTATTGCTTTGTGTGTCATCGCATCCCGAAGGAGTTGCCTATGGATGAAGTGAAGCGTCAGAAGTGGGAAGAGTATCATCGTACTGTCTGTAAGGAGAAAACGCAAGAAGCAGTGGAGGAGTACTTAAAGAAGCGTCCGACCCCAGAGTGTTTTCTACACGCCGAACATCTCAAGCACACCGAAACAGAGATTTTAACTTTAGTACCCATTTTGAAGGAGCTGACGGAGTTGCCTGAAGATTTTGATGTAGATGATTTGGTTCAGGCTGTGAAGGATGTTGTGGTAGAATTAACTGATGCAATAGAGGATTTGAAGGCTGTTGTAGATGAGAAGGAAAATGAACTCTCCGAGAAGGATGAAATAATAAAAGAGTTGGAGGCATCTAAACCGTATGACTATATATCATTCCTACAAAATCTTTATGAAGTAATTGCAGAACAACCAACCTACGAAGAGTTCGTACGGCTCTATGAAGAAGAATTTAAAGAAGAGTTTTTGAAATTGGCGGAGATGATTGAAGACGGAGATATTCCAAGACAGCACGAATTACATTGTACAAATCTATGTCAAATCATAGCCAGATGGCGTGATAATACTATGGCGTTCAGATATGTTATTTCTGGTTTGGTGAATAATTTGCAGAATATAATTAATATTGAATAAAAAATCTCAACGGTGTATATATACGATGAGTTTAGCACAAGCTGTACAAGGCTCACCCGCCCTACTTGCTGTTAAATGTGGTCAGGCTACTATGGCTGCAGCCACTGTCACTATTGTTGATGCAAATGTGACTGCAAATTCTATTATTATTGCAACACTTATGGATAGTTCCGCTGCTACTGGACCTGTTGTTGTAACCCGCAATGCTGGTGTTAGTTTTGTAATCACTGCTGCAGGTGGAGGTACATCCAAAGTATCTTACGCCATTCTTAAATATTAAGCAACTATAGGATGAATAAAAAGGAGAAAGAAGAAAAGTTGCTACGGGTTAAGTGTCAAATTTCACCCGCAGGAGCTAAACGCATATTAGGGGACTTAAAGAAACGCTATACGAAACGGGACTGTGAAATGCTGGAGAAATGGATTGATACTTTTGTAAGAGAAAATTCTTATCCGCCTTCAATGGTTAGTAATGATTTTATGGAGTTAGTAGAAGCGTGGTTTGATAAAGATAAAGTAGAAGAGATAAAAGAACGGGTTAGAAATGATGCTAAAAGATTTATCAGTTGTATGTAGATGTCATACGCAACTTTAATTAACTACGGACTATTACCCCCTGACTTTCGTAAGACGGAAAATGAAAAGGAAACTGCAACAAAATCTAATACAGATGTAAATGAGTGCGTTGAAGAGGGTAAAGGAATATGCATTAAGCGACGCAGACATAAGGAAAGTATTAGGAAACGACATTCAGATATGGAATTACCCACAGCTAAAAGGATTAAGTAACATTGATGAGATGTTTGATAGGAAAGGTAGAGCAATTCTATTGTTTCCGAATAGTGGACCTTACAGTGGTCATTGGACTTGCCTAATAAGAAAGCCAAGACAAATAGAATTTTTTGACAGCTACGGCGAACCACCTGAAGAACAAAAGGATGGGCTTCCGCAGTCCAAGTTAGAACAATATGATATTGACACTCCAGAATTAACAAGACTTCTTCGTGGCTCAAGTGTTCCCGTCTATTACAATACCCATCAGTTTCAAAGTAATAATATGGATGTAGCAAGTTGTGGACGACATTGTATAGTAAGACTTTTCTACGCCCCATATAGTCTTAATAAGTACAAATCTGTTATAGATAAATCAGGTATGTCTGCAGATGACTTTGTAAGTGCATTGGTTTATAACTATTTGAAGCGATAAACATACGGCGTAAATTACATTTAAAAATAATATATGTAGTAAGTATTAGAAGATGTATCGCAGGTCTAACTTTGATGTAGTCGGCACAGCAGGAGAGCCTGATATTCTGTATTACAATGCGGATATAATTAACAACGACAGTACGGATTTATCCTATGCAGAAGATTTACCCGACCCAAATATAGAATTTGTTGAAAGTCGTGATGCACCACTTATTAAAGATGCTTCAAAGTATGAATTCTCTATTGTTCGCTTTAATGTGAATGGTGCGAATAGAGATTTACCTTTATTCATTCCAAGTATTCAATTGGGTCTTACACAGACTGACCCAAATCTTACTGTGTATGGTGCAGCAATTTCATTCTCTCAACAGTTTGAAACTGCACCAGGTGTTTTTAATATAATCACAATTACACCACCTGTACGCTTTGTAGATTATACTCCAGAAACATTAAATGCAAGATTAGCCCCTGTCCCACCTGCTCCATCACAGTTTGGCGGAAGACAAAATATATCTACAAGATACTATTGGGTTTATACTTATGAGCATTGGTTAGATTTGGTTAATCAGACGCTTGTAGCTTGTGTATTAGATATATACCCACAACTAACATTAGCACTTGCAGCGTATGGTGTAGGTAATCCTTATGCAACTCCTGCGGATTTATTGGCTGCTTGTAATGCCCCTAAAATCCGTTATGACCCGACAACCAACCTTTTTACGATTGACTTTGATAGTCAGGCGTATGGTGTTCGCCTTGTTCCTTTTACGGCAACTCCTTATAATGCTGTCGGACCAGTAGCTGGTATTGCAGCATCACCACAGTGCCGTCTATTCTTTAACAGTAATATGTACGGATTGTTTGCAAACTTCCCCAATAGATACTATAACACACAGGATATTTTTGCATTAGGTGGTCCAGTATTTTGGAATGGTTCTTTTCAAACTGTCAATCCTATTGGGTATGTGAATGAAGTTCTTGTTGTCAATAAGAACTATACAAATGTTACTGATTATAGACAACCACCTTACGGCGGTGTCCCCCCAGCTGGATTTGTACCCGCTGCACAGCGAACGGTCTATTGGAATATGACCCAAGACTTCCCCAGCAGCGACAGCTTATGGACACCTATTTCCAGCTTGGTGTTTTGTACTTCTCTCTTGCCTGTCCGAACAGAGTATGTTGGACCACCTAACTTACTTGGTAAAGGCAATCTTGGAGAGAGTTCAGCATCAGTGCCTAATGCTTTCCAGCCTATCATTACGGATATTGCTGTAGATTTGGGTTCAGACGCAAATGGTGCAGGTGCTTACAGACGGTTTATCACTTACAACCCGACGGCAGAGTATCGTATGGCGGATTTATCTACAAGCCAACAAGAAGTACGGGCTATTGATGTAAGGGTCTATTGGAAGAACCGTTTGACCAGCGAACTCATCCCTATGACGATGTTTAACTTGTCATCTGTCAATATTAAAATTATGTTCAGACGCAAAGGATTATACGGTGGTAAGACTGGGCAAATATAAAATGTACGGTGAGATTTATTAAATATTTTTGAATTAATTAATTAATAATTAATTTAAAAAAATAATGTTTGGTCATAGTATAATATGTCTGCTGATATTGAGAAACTTGCAGTCTACGATGACCGCATCATCCAATCCCGCCCCAGATATGCAGTTGAGAAAGGTGCTTTGTCCTTGACCAATGCTCCGTTCGCAGCCATCTCCAAGACAACATCCCAACACACTTATAACATCTATGTACCCTCCGAAAATGTTTTCGTAGATAGAAAGCTCTTGTGGTCTTCCGATGTATATATGTCAATGACTGTAGCAGCTGCTGTCCCCGTTGGTGAGAGTATCGTTGTGCCTGGTCGTGATTTTTCACTCTGTGCATTGCCTCTTAACTCTCTCTGCAGTACGATTTCTGCTACTATCAACGACACTACTGTCGTCATCAACTCACAGGATGTATTGAAGGAAGTCTTGCGTCTTACTGACTACAAGAAGAACCGCCTCCTCCGCACTGCCCCCACTATGTTAGATAAATATCAGAACTACAACGATGCTTACGGTACATTGAACAACCCCATTGCTGGTTATGATGGTGCTACTGACTACGACAATGTTCCTAATGGAGCTTGGGGTGGTCTTGTTTTCACTGACCCCAATGGTAATGCTCTCGGTACTGCCTCACCCGCCTA